AATACTATAATCAGGCTTATGAAAAAGCTCTGATGTCGTATGCGATTGAACAACAAGGTCGAAGACGCAGAGATGAATATCAAGATGGAGTTATTCGTACTCAATTAAAATCCGAATCCCCATCAAGTTATTAATAATTAAGGAGAAAAAATAAAATGGCAAATATAGTACCTTACTCGTTCCCAGTAGAACTGTTGAAAGGAAATCATGACTTTGTAAATGACACTTACACTATTTCGTTGTACACAGAAAATGGTGGAAATGTTGGAGCTTACACTGTTAATAGCACAGTTGCATTATTAGGACCGTCTGGTGGTGGAGCACCTAATTATGAAGTTGCTACAACAGGTGGAACTCAATACGCTGCACAAAATTTAGCAGGTAATGCAGTTTCAAATGTTGCAGACTATGCAACAGTTGATTTCAGTCCGGATCCCGTTTGGGGTTCACCAACACCAGCTACTTTTACAGCAAGAGGCGCAGCGATTTATAATCTAAGTGATACAAATAAATTGGTTGTAATTTTAGATTTTGGAGCAGATTTTTCTTGTTCTAATGGAACATTTACAGTTACTTTCCCAGCACCAACTGCAGGAACACCTTCTGGAGCTGATGCTTTGTTAAGTATTAATTCGTAATAGGAGTAAAAAATAAATGGCGTTAGTAATAAATGATAGAGTTAAAGAATCTAGTTCTACTTCAGGAACTGGTGCGTTCGCACTAGCTGGTTTCGTACAAGGTTTTGAAACTTTTGCAGCAGGTATTGGAAACAATAATGAAACTTACTATGCCGCTTATGAAGATGGTACAAATAATTGGGAAGTCGGAAGAGGAACTTTAGATGCAACCAGTGCAAATCTTGCACGAACAGAAGTCATCACTAGTTCTAATTCAGACGCAGCAGTAAATTTTACTGGTAATACATTAGATGTATTTTGTACATTGCCCGCAAGTAAGGCAGTATATTTAGATGCAGCAGGTAGTCCAGTAGGAGCAGCAAGCTCCGGTTTTGCTTTAGCAATGGCCGTGGCATTATAGATAGGAAAAAAATATGGCACAAAATTTTAGAAACGATTTACAATCAGCCGTTGGAACAGGTGAAGCTACACTTGTAACTGGAGCTAATTATGATGCAGTTATTGGAATTAGATGTTGTAATATTTTAACTTCTACAATTGAAGTTGATGTTTACATTGTTAATAGTGGAAATAAATACCTTGCAAAAGGTGTTGTAATTCCACCAAATTCTGCAATCGAATTAATCCAAGGCGGAGCTAAAATTGTTTTAAAATCAGGTGATGTATTGAAAGCAGTATCAAATACAGCAAGTAGTTTAGATATTGTTACTTCATATATTAACCAAATTAGTTCGTAGGAGGAATTATGAGTGCAGTAATAAACGGAATCCAATATGTTGGAGGACAGACTTCTCCAAATGAATTTATAAATAATCAAGCGGCAACAATTGATGGAACTCAAACTGTCGAGAACGGGGTTCTTGCAGGTCCAATAACTATTCCAGCAACTGTTACTGTAACAGGAACGTTGGTAATAGTTTAATGAGTAAAGTAGAAGTAGATCAGGTAACACAACAATCCGGCACAACTTTAACAGTTGGTGGTGGAGCTTGTAAAACTGCAGTAGTAGATGCAACGACAGTAACTTTAGGTCGTTGTGGTGGTACAGTTTCACTAGCTTCAGGAGCAACTCAATCAGGATTTGGTAGAACAGGAACTGTTGATTGGATCACAACTCCATATGCTACAGGAGATTCTCCTGTTACAGGAGTTTCCGGAAAAGGATATTTTTTAAATACAACAGCAGGCGTAATAACATTTAATTTACCAGCAGGTTCTGCTGGAGATATAATTTCTATGGCGGATTACGCAGCTACTTGGGATTCATTGGCTGTTACGGTTGTTCCAAATGGTACCGATAAAATTGGTTCTCGAAATGAAAGTGCAACACTGTCTACTAAAGGTCAATCAGTAACTTTTGTATATGTAGATACAACACAAGGATGGATTAATACTATGGACTCAACATCTAATGTTAGAGGAGCCCCTCCTTTTGTTTCTGCTACTGTTAGTGGCGCGTGTAATACTTTAGTTACAGCACCAGATTGTGCTAATGCTAAAATTGCAACTTTTGTAAATCCAGGAACTTTTTGTGTTTCAGGACTTTCACCGTGCTCAGCACAAAATGAAGTTTCTTATATGGTGGTAGCTGGTGGTGGAGCTGGTGGTACATCATATTATGCGGGTGGAGCCGGAGCTGGTGGTTTTAGAGAAGCTAAAAGTCCACAAGCAACAGGTTATACAACCAGTCCTTTGTGTGGCTATCCAACTCCCGGAAATAGAATTACAGTTTCAGTTCAAGGATATCCAATTCAAGCAGGTGGTGGAGGAGCTGCATCGCCTTGTGATGCTAATCCAGGAGGAAATGGAACTCCTTCAATTTTTGATACTATAGTAGCTACTGGAGGTGGTGGTGGCGGATCAAGAGATTGTTCTGGTCCAGGAAGTCCATCAGGTCCAGTAGGAGGAAGAGCAGGCCAACCAGGCGGTTCAGGTGGTGGTGGAACAAATTCTGCTCCTCAAAGACCAGATTTAGGTGGTACAGGAAATACTCCCGCAACATCTCCTTCTCAAGGAAATCCAGGTGGTACAGCTGGATACGGAGGTGCAGGTGGTGGCGCAGGCGCTGCCGGAGGAGCTGCACCTAGCTGTAGTACAACAGGAATAGTAGGTGGAAATGGAGTTACAACAGAAATTTCAGCATCACCAACAGCTTACGCTGGAGGTGGAGGAGGCGGAAGTTCTGGTACACAACAAAGTGCAGGTGGAACAGGTGGTGGTGGAGCTGGAACAGGAAACTGTGGTCCAACTCCTGCAACAGCCGGAACAGCTGGTTTAGGTGGTGGAGGCGGAGGTGGTTCTTCGGGTCCAACTGGTACATATAAATTAGGTGGTGGCGGTGGGTCAGGTATAGTAATAATAAGGTATAAATTTCAATAATTATGACAAGTAAAATTAAAGTAGATAATATAAATAAAGTTTCAGATGATTCAAACATCATCAATAAATGTGGCGCTAACATTACTGTAGGAGCTAATGGTGATACAGTTATTATTCCTAATGGAGTAACAGAACAAATTCAATCAGGTGGAGACATACAAGTTCAATCAGGTGGTCAAATTACAATTGCCTCTGGAGCAACTATAACTAATAACGGAACAGCAGTAGGTTTAGGTAGAACAGGAACTGTAGATTGGGTAACAACCCCTAAAACAGGAACTTTTACAGCAGTAAATGGTGAAGGTTATTTTGTAGATACTGATGGAGGAACTTCTACAGCAAATTTACCTGCAGGATCGGCTGGAGCTATTGTAGCTTTTTCTGATTATGCAAGAAACTTTCAAACAAATACATTAACAATTAGTCCAAATGGTTCAGAAAAAATTGGTGGTATCGCACAAGATTTAGTTTTAAATATAGAAGGACAAGCATTAACATTAGTTTATGTTGATGGCACACAAGGTTGGATTAATGTTCAAAACGCAGAGGACACAGAAACAGGAACTCCACCTTTTATACAAGCAACAGGAGGAACAATTAGTTGTTCAGGAAATTGTAGAATTCATACATTTACAGCGCCAGGAACTTTTCAAGTTACCTCTATATCTCCTACACCAGCTAATAATACAGCAGCTTACTTAATTGTCGGCAGTGGTGGCGGTGCTGATGGTGGATCCGGTTCATCAGCAAGTGGCGCTGGAGCAGGAGGATTTAGGGAGGGTCGAACTAATCCTATTACTCCATATACAGCTAGTCCTTTAGCAGCAGCTTGTTCAGGAATTACTCTTTCAGTACAATCATATCCAATTGTAGTGGGTGGTGGCGCAGCAGGAACTAATTCTAATGGTGGTGCACCAACTAATCAATCTCCAGGAAATGTTTCAAGTGCATTAGGTTTATCAGCAGCTGGAGGAGGTTCAGGTAATCCAGGAGGTAGTCCTACAGCAGGAAATCCAGGTGGTTCTGGAGGTGGTGGATCAGGAAATAATCCACCTGCGGCAGCAGGAAGTGGAAATGACCCTGCAACAAGTCCTTCTCAAGGAAATGATGGTGGTAATGCAACTCCATCTTTAGGACCAGGAATAAGAGCCGGAGGAGGAGGTGGTGGCGCTGGAGATGTAGGCGGTCAAGGTCAAAATCCTAATGTAGCTGGAGCAGGAGGTGTTGGTGTTCCGACATCTATAACAGGTTCTGCTCTTTCTTATGCTGGTGGTGGCGGTGGATCAAATCAAATGCCAGGTCAAGGAACTGGTGGTGGAGCAAGTCCTTGTGGTACTGGTGGTTCAGGAAAAGTCAGATCAGGAGGAGATGCTGATGGTGAAAGTGGAACAACAAACAGAGGTGGTGGCGGTGGTGCTGGAGTGGGAACTTCTAGTACAGGTGGTAGTGGTGGTTCAGGTGTAGTAGTAATAAGATATAAAAGACAATAATTATGAGTGAAATAAAAGTAAATAAAATTAGTCCAAGAACAGCGTGTGGTACAACCACATTAGGAGATAGTGGAGATACATTCACAATTCCTTCAGGTGTAACAATTTCTAATTTAGGAACTGCTGCAGGATTTGGTGGAACAGGAGAAATTTCGTGGGATACTACAGTTAAAACAAATTCAGATTCAGGTTTTACAGCAACAGCTGGTGTAGGTTATTTTTTAAATACAACAGCTGGAACTATAACAGTTAATTTACCAGCAGGTGCTCCTGGAAGTTCAGTAGCTTTTGCAGATTATGCAGGAACTTGGCAAACATATGCTGTAACAGTTTCACCAAACGGCACCGAAAAAATGGGAGGAGTTGCATCCGATGTAGGTTTAAATACAGAAGGACAATCCGTTCAATTTGTTTATATAGATGCCGTTCAAGGTTGGATTAACGTTTTAGATTCAACTTCTAATGTTAGAGGCGCTGAATTTATGGCAGCATCAGGTGGCTGTATTAGTACTTGTGGTAATGACAAAATTCATAAATTTATAGGACCAGGAACTTTTACAGTATGTACAGTAGCAGGTTGTTCTAGTAGAAATGTAGTTTCATATATGGTAGTTGCTGGTGGTGGCGGCGGTGGTGGAAGTAAGGAAGGTGGAGCAGGTGGAGGCGGTGCAGGCGGATTTAGAGAAGTAAAAAACCCCCTTAACCCTTATACAGCAAGCCCTTTAGATGGTTATCCCACTCCAGGAAATAGAGTAACAGTGTCACAAACAGCTTATCCAATTACAGTAGGAGGTGGCGGAACTGCTAATGTAGCAGGTTCAACACCAACTGCAGGAGATGCTTCAGTATTTTCATCAATTACTTCGGCGGGTGGTGGTACAGGTGGATTTGGAGCCAGTCCTTATTGTGGTGCAGGAACTCCAGGAGGAAATGGTGGATCTGGTGGAGGCGGTCACGGTTATACAGCTCCTATTGGTGGATGTGGTGCAGGAACAGGAAATACACCTCCAACAACTCCAGCACAAGGAACAAATGGAGGAACAGCCAACGTATCGTGTAGTTCAGCTTTAGCTCAAAATGGTGGCGGAGGTGGTGGTGCAACTGATGCAGGTGACAATGGAGAAAATTATCCAGGACCAGGTGCAGCTGGTGATGGAGGAGACGGTGCTACAACAAGTATTTCTACAGCAGCAATTGTTTATGGTGGTGGAGGCGGTGGCGGTCGTAGATGGGATCCCGCATCTGGCGCTCCAGGAACTGGTGGAACAGGTGGTGGTGGAACTGGTGGTAATGGAAAAGCTCCAGCTAGTCCCGGAACCGCAGGAACGGTCAATCTTGGTGCTGGTGGCGGAGGTGGTGGTGGCTGTAGTGCTAGTACACAGCCTGGCGGAAATGGTGGATCGGGAATAGTAATTATAAGATATAAATATCAATAATATTTATGCATTTACACAACTTTAAAATTAATATATAAGGAGAAACATATGGCACACTTTGCAAAAATAGGAATGAATGGAAAAGTTATCGGAGTATTAACTTGTGGTAACAATGATATGAAAAATGCTGATGGCGTTGAAGATGAATCAGTAGGACAACAATATTTAGAGAGACATAATAATTGGCCTGCTCCAATGTGGATTCAAACTTCATACAATACATATAATAATCAACATAAATCTGGTGATAACTCAAAAGCATTAAGAGGAAACTATGCAGGTATAGGTTATACTTGGGACGAAGATAATCAAATCTTCTGGCCTCAAAAACCTTTTGCATCTTGGGTAAAAAATACTACAACTGCTAGTTGGGACTCACCTATAGGTGCAGCTCCAGCATTAACTGCAGAACAAACTTCACAAAACGAAGCTGGCACACATTCTTGGGGTTATAAGTGGAATGAATCAGGCCAGTCTTGGGACTTGACAGATAACAACGCATAAATTAAAAAGGTATGTGGTATGCACAAGAAAGTATTATCTGAAATAGATTTACATTATGGCACTATTAATATGCCTAAAGGTTTCGAAATAGATCGAGACAAACTTCAAAAAGATATTTTATCATCACAAATTAAAAATTCTAAATTTCCATTCTCAAGAACCTGGGATATGTTAAATACATATATGCGAGAGCATATAAATCTAGAACACGGTTTTACTTTAGTAAATAAAGAAACGTGGGGAAATACTTATAAACCCAAAGAAGTTTCTATTCCTTTATTAAATATTGATCCAGTAGACCTTAGAAATTCTCCTGATTATACTTTTCTTTATGGAGTAAATGTTAAAGATTGTAGTGTTAGAATACATTATAATTCTAATAGAAGAGCAGGAAGAAGTTGGGACATACCTTTAGCAAATAATGATTTTATTATGTTTCCCTCTACACAGATGTATTACATAACTAACAATCAAAAAGACTCTTTAAACTTTATTTTAACTACAGCTTATGAATCTATCTAATTACTTTTGGTATTTTAGTGGAGTTTTAACCCCTAAGTTTTGTGATGATGTTATTAAATATGCATTATCAAAAGAAGAAGTAATAGCTAGAACGGGTGGTTATGGGGATAAAAAATTAAAAAAAGAAGAAGTATTAGATTTAAAAAGAAAAAGAAATTCTGATTTAGTGTGGTTAGATGATACGTGGATTTATAAAGAAATACATCCATATGTTCATATGGCTAATAAAAATGCTGGATGGAATTTTCAGTGGGATAGATCAGAGTCTTGTCAGTTTACAAAATATAAATTAAATCAATATTATGATTGGCATACGGATCCTTGGGACAAACCTTATCAAAGAAAAGAAGGTGATCCAGATAATGGTAAAGTTAGAAAACTATCTATGACCTGTCAATTAACAGATGGGTCCGAATACACAGGCGGAGAATTAGAATTTGATTTTAGAAATTATGATCCTCATATGAGAGATGAAACTAAACATATAAGAAGCGTACCTGAAATATTACCTAAAGGCTCTATCGTAGTATTTCCTTCACATTTGTGGCATAGAGTTAAACCAGTAACGAGAGGAACACGATATTCACTTGTCGTATGGCATTTGGGATATCCATTTAAATAGTATGTATATAAATAATTATTTTGTAACACCTGTATGGACAGAAACAAAACCAGACTTTGTTAAATCTTTAAACAAAGCATCTGATCCATATATTAAAGAAGCACGAAAGAGTAAAGAAGGTAAAGCACATCTTAAAGCCCACGGCGACTTTGGTCGAGCGTGGCACTCAACGCAATTAATGAGTGATACTAAGTTTATGGATTTTAGAAATTATGTTGGTCAAAAATGTTGGGAGTTTTTAGATCACTCAGGATTTGATATGAGTAAATATACTACTTTCTTTGAACAAATGTGGGTACAAGAGTTTGCGAAAAAAGGTGGTGGTCATCATAATGCACACATTCATTGGAACACTCACGTCAATGGTTTTTATTTTTTAAAAGCTAGTGAGAAGACTTCTTATCCCATTTTTCACGAACCGAGAACCGGTGCAAGAACAACTAAATTACATATGAAACCTCAAAAAGGAGTATGGCCCGGAACAGAATTAATTCATTTTAAACCTGAACCAGGATTGCTTATGTTTTTTCCTGGATATCTAGAACACGAATTTTCTGTTGACTATGGTAAAGCTCCTTTTAGATTTATTCATTTTAATATATCAGCGGTGTTAAAAGATATGGCTAAAGATGTTTAAAAAGAAAAAGTATACAGTTATTCGTCAAGCAATATCACAAGACTTAGCAGGTTTTGTTGCAAACTATTTTTTAATGCAAAAACAAGTTTATGATACTTGTAAACAAACTAGATACTTTTCACCTTTTGAAAATATTCTTGGACAATATGAAGAACCAGATGGTCAAATACCAAACACATATTCTCAATATGCAAATATGGCTATGGAAACTTTGATGCTTAAATGTCAACCAGCTATGGAAAAAGCAACAGGATTAAAATTATATCCAGCTTATACTTATGCAAGGATATATAAAAAAGGAGATGAACTTAAAAGACACAAAGATAGATTTAGTTGTGAAATATCAACTACTATGAATCTTGGTGGTGATGACTGGCCTATATATTTAAGTCCAAATGAAAATGTAGGGATACCCGATGGTAAAAAAATAACTACTACTAGCCAAGCCAAAGGTATTAAAATAGATTTAAAACAAGGCGATATGCTAGTTTATTCTGGCTGTGAACTAGAACATTGGAGAGAAAAATTTAAAGGGAAAGAATGTATACAAGTATTTCTTCACTACAATAACCGTAAAACTCCGGGAGCTAAAGATAATATGTTTGATAAGCGTCCTCATTTAGGTCTTCCATCTTGGTTTAAACGATGATATAATTCTTAAATGGAGGCAGTAGATCCACCACATACCCTACTGTCTCCTTTTAAGGATTATATATGTTATTAGGACAAGACGCATTTTCAGCTCAACCATTTTCTAGTTCTCCATTTTTGGGGAATGCTATTGTAAATGTAGTTGGTGCACCTTTAACTTTAAGAGCAGGACCTGTAGGAATAGAGACAACTGTAATTAATGTCATAGTTTCTCCCGATCCTTTAGTATTAGCTACAGCTCAAGTAGGTACTTTTACTGTTGAAGGTACAGCAGTTGTTCCTGATACAATTCCTAAAGTACCATTAACTTTAGGTACAATGGACGCAACAAGTGCCGCTTCGGGTAGTGCGGTTATTAATCCATCTACCCTTCAAAACCAATTGACGTTGCGTACTGCTAGTGGTATAGTAGTTACCGGTAACGCAGTAGTAAATGTTACAGGAGTTCCATTAACATTAAGAACAAATGAAACTGGAATTATAACGTGGAACGAAATTATACCAGGAGCAAACATGGTTTGGACACCAATAGAACCGTACTAATATGGCATCAACTTATTCAACAGATTTATCATTAGAACTTGTAGCAACCGGTGAAAAAGCTGGTCTATGGGGATCAATTAATAATACTAATTTACAAGTTTTAGAAGCAGCTACTGCTTTTCTAGAAGTTCCTATTACAGGTACTACTCAAACTTTAAGTTTAGCCGACGGATCGTCGACCGCGGATGGTAAACATTTATATTTAAAATTAACTGGTACTTTAACTGGTAATACAACTTTAACAATGCCTGCATCGACTACAGGCGGAACAGCTACAAGAGTTTACATAATTGAAGACGCTACTACAAGAGGAGCTTCGGCTACTGATCTTTTTACTTTAGAAGTTTTAACTACAGGAGCAGCTTCTAATGTACCTGTTCCTCAAAAAGCTAATATGTTATTAGTTTCTAATGGAGCTACTCCTTTAACTACTTTAGGTGGAATTTTAAAAAAAGGACATGTTTCTATAGATTCCGCAACTGTAACTGCATACACAGCTGTAGCGGGAGATCAAATTTTTGTAGATACTCAAAACAATCAGGTAACAATAACACTACCTGCAGCCGCAGTCGCAGGAGATGAAATAACTATTATGGATGCTTCAGCTGCAAATGGATTTGCAACTAATAAATGTGCTGTTAATTTTAATGGTTTAAAATATCAAAATCTTACTGCTAACTTAGATTTACAAACAAACAATCAATCTGTTACTTTAATATATACTAATATTGCAGGTAAAGGTTGGATTCAAAAATCAAATAATACATAGGAGCTAATTAATGGCTCTTCAACAAATTAAATTTGCACCGGGAGTTGACAAACAAGACACACGTGTTGGTGCAGTAGGTCGATGGGTAGATTCAGATAATGTAAGATTTAGATATGGTCTTCCTGAAAAAGTAGGAGGATGGCAATCTTTAATACCAGATACTATTGTAGGTGTAGCTAGAAAACAACATGCTTTGGTTGATACATCTGGAAACAGATATGTAATTCTTGGGACGGATAAATTTTTAATTTGTTATTTTGAAGGAGGTCTTCATGACATTACTCCTTTTGATACAGATGCCAACGGAGCGGTGATTGCACTAGCTTCTACAGTTACTTCTAATACAGCAAATACTTCTATTACAATCGATACAGGTCCAACACTTCATGGTTTTAAAGAAGGAGACATTATATATTTTTCTGCGTTTACTAAACCTACCGGTTCAAATTTAGATAACGCAGATTTTTTAGATAAACCCTATCAAGTTATTACTGTTCCAACTAATACTACTTTTACTATTACCTCTCCAACTCAAGAAGCAGGAGGAGGTCCATACAATAATGGAACTTGTACTGTTAAACCTTATTCAAGAGTTGGACCCGCTGCGCAAACATATGGTTATGGATATGGTGTAGGACAATTTGGAGGAACAGTTCAAGGTTCTGCAACAAGTACTTTGAATGGAGGTATTGTAGCAGCTGATACCACTATTACTTTAGCTGATTCACAAAACTTTTCAACAAGTGGTAAAGCTTTAATTGGTGATTTTTCAAGTGGTAATTATGCAGCTACTTCTGAATTAATTAGTTACACTGGAAATACAGATGCAGCTCCAGGTGATTTAACAACGGTTAGTAGATCACAATCTGGAACAACAGCTCCAGCAACAACAGCTTTAGGAACAACTGTTACTCAATCTACAGACTGGGCTGGTTACGGTGATCCAGTAGTAGCTACTACTACAACTTTAGAACCAGGCCTTTGGTCATTAAGTAGTTTTGGAGAAGTTTTGGTTGCAACTATTGCTAATGGTAAAACATTTACATGGAATGCTGGTATTGCCGCAAGATTAACAACAAGAGCATCACAACTTACAACGAGTTTTGAAACAACTAACAATCCAGATAAAAGTAGATTAACTTTAGTATCTCCTACTACAAGACACTTAATTCATTTTGGAACTGAGGCCACTATTGGCACTCCTACTTCTCAAGAAGATTTATTAATTAGATTTTCCGAACAAGAAAATATAAATACTTATACTATTCAAGCAACAAACACAGCTGGTTCTCAAAGATTACAAGATGGTACTAAAATTATGGGAGCTATCTCTGCTAAAGAAAATATTCTAGTATGGACTGATAATGCTTTATATACCATGAAGTTTGTTGGTGCTCCATTTACATTTGGATTTGAACAAGTAGGTACAAACTGTGGATTGATTGGACAGAATGCAGCTATTGAAATAGATGGTGTTGCTTATTGGATGTCTAACAATGGCTTCTTTTCTTTTGATGGTACAGTTAATACTTTACCGTGTTCGGTTGAAGACTATGTTTATGATGATGCTGATACAACTAAAGGACAACAAATTTGTGCAGGAATTAATAATTTATTTACCGAAGTTACTTGGTGGTACCCAACATCAGGATCAGATTTTAACAACAGATATGTAGTTTATAATTATGGTCAAACTAATCAACAAGTGCCAATGGGTAATTGGTATACAGGAACTAATACTAATTCAATTAGAACAACTTGGATTGATTCATTAGTTTATCCTAAACCTTATGCAACAGCATTTGATAGTACAGGCACAGGCACATTTCCAGTTATTGGTGGAGAAACTGGCTTAGGTAAAACCGTATTTTTTGAACATGAAATAGGAACCGATCAAGTTAATCCTGATGGATCTACTACAGCTTTAACTTCTTTTGTAGAATCTTTTGATTTTGCATTACAAACAGATCAAGGTATTGGAGAATATTTTTTATCTATGGGTAGATTTTTACCTAATTTTAAAAACTTAATAGGGAATGCAATAGTGAATGTATCAGTCACTCCTTTTCCAGCTGCTCCTAATACCACAGCTTCCTTTAGTCCTTTTACAGTTGACACTTCTACTACATTTGTTAGTACTAGAGCACGAGGAAGGTACGCAGCTATTAAAATTGAAAATACAGGATCAGGACAAAGTTGGAGGTTTGGAACTTTTCAAGCTGATCTTAAACCAGACGGTAGAAGATAATGACAAAGATAGCAGTAAGATTACCAGAACCAAAAAAAGAATACACGGAAGATAACCAAAGACAAATCAATAGATCTTTTTCTTCAATAGTAGAACAACTTAACTCTACATTTTTAACTCAGTTAAAAGAAGATTCTGAAAGATACACATGGTTTGGACTAGGATAATATGGCTAACATATATTTAAACGCAAAAAAAGATTTAACAACTAGTACAGTTACTACTTTATATAGTGTACCTTCTAACTCAAGAGCTATTGTAAAATCTCTTTTAGTATCAGAAGATACTAATACAGCTACTACTATTACTGTAGATTTATTTGATGCAGATCCTTCAACAGGTAACAAGTTTAACTTATTTAAAACACAAGCGGTATCAGGTAATGAAACTTTACAACTTTTAACCGAACCTTTAATTATGTTAGAGAATGAAGTACTTCAAGTAACAGCAGCAGATGCTAATACTTTACATGTGGTAGCATCAATACTAGAAATTAATAGAGAGGATAGATAATGACAATTGTAGCACAAGAAGAAGAAATTAAATACGAAACAATAAATGGTAAATCAGTCTTAAAATATAAGCCTAGAGTAGAACTTACTATTGTACATACAGAAACTGGAAGAGAATATTTATCAGAAGAAGAAGCTAAAGCTGATGTAAATAGCCCTCATACAGATACTAAACAAGAGCATATATCTAAGAGCGTACATGTTAAGGTAATTGGGCTTCCATTAGGCACTGATACAAACATAAAGTAGATTGACTGGAAGGAAAAAACGAAGTAAAATGGTTGATACTAGCTTACATACAAGAGTTGCGACCTTGCTTTTCAATAATATAATAGGAAGATAATATGGGATTTTTTTCAAAGATACGTAAAAGAATTAAAAAGATAATACCAAAGGAAATACGTCCTTTCGTACCTTATATAGCAGCAAGTATGGTAGGTCCTGCTGGTATTGGAGGTTTGGGACAAACAGCATCTAGATTTATGACGGCTGCCGCAGCTAGAGCAGCAAGTGACGATGAGGCAAATTTAAAAGACATTGCAAGAGCCGGAGGTTTAGCAGCACTTCCTACAGCACTATCTAATTATGGTAAAGGAACTGGAATGTTTCCAGAGTATGCTAAAAAAGCTGGAGATTATATTCAAAAACAAGGAGCTTTAAAAACTTTAGCAGCCCAAGGTGCAATAGACGCAGGAATTAAAGCAGCAGAATTAAATGAAGACGCATTGGACAAATACAATAGAGAATTATTAGAACAAGGAATCGCGGATAAAGCAGGAAGAAGATCTGCTATCAGAGCAATCTACGAAGGTACTGGAACGTGGGACATGGATGAAGTTGATGAAATGCTAGACACTTATGGATACAGAACAGGTGGTAGAGTTCGTCATGCAGCGGGTGATATGGTTACCGCAGATTCAGCAGAAGTAATATCGGAAGTTCCTCAAGCTCGACTAAATCAGATTCAAGGTAGTCAAATGGCTGAAGATGCTTACAATCAAATATTTCAAAAGTTTATGGAAAGATTTCCAGGACTTGCAACAGGTGAAGAAACACTAGAAGAAATGGTTGCAATGCTACAAGCAGAAAATATAATGGAAACTCCAGGGTTAGGTATTTTAGGAGTTGATGCAGCGATGGAGATGATTACTCCTGAGAGTGCAAGAACAAGTGCACAAGCTATTTCAAGACATCGTTTAAGTGAGGGCGGAAGAATTGGTTATGCTTTAGCCGGAGCTGTCACAAAGGACGAGAAAAAAGGAAAGAAAAAAGGAAAAAGAAAATTTGATAAAAAGAAGAAAAGATGGATCCTAGACGAGGAAGGTAGCTACGAGGATTTTACCGATTCACTTAGTGCAGCTCAAGAGGGTTTAGAAAGATTAGAAGAACAAAAAATTAAACCATTACCTATTAGAGAATTAAGATTAGCTAGAGGTGGTGATGTTGATGATGAAGTTATGGAATTTGATGAAGAAATTATTACACCAGATTATTTAATGAAAGAAGAAGGTGTAGAAATTGGAGAACAAGTATCTGATCCAAGTAGAATGGATGAATTAAATTCTTTATCTATGGATTTATTTGGTAAACCTTTGGGAGAATTAAATGAAATACAAATGGAAATGTTAATGAACTTTGCTTCACAAAAAGCTTCTGCTTATACACAAGACGAATTAGATATGTATGAAAATTATAAATATGACATGAATGAACAAAGACCAGGCATGCCGATCATGAGTATTGATGAATACTTACAAATGGAATTAGGTGCAGCTAGAGCAGGTGTTGCTAGTGGTGGACTAATGGATTTAAATCCCAGTGATGATGTAGAAGTAATGGATGAAGAAGAAATTATTACCCCAGATTATTTAATGAAAGAAGAAGGTGTTGCGATTGGTCCTATGGCAGGTGGTGGAGACAGAGGTATGAGAGCACAAATGTTAGCTGAACAATTAGCAGAAGAACAATATGGAAAAGAATTCTATGATCTTTCACACGATCAACAAATGGAAATTTATACTATTGCTTTAGATATGATTGATAGTGGAGGGATGAAGAAAGGTGGCAAAGTAATTAAATTTAGACCTAAAGAAATTAAAGTATTTGGTAAATCAAAAGACTATCCTGGTATTAAAGAAATTATAAGAAGATCTAAACTTAGAGATAAACAAAGAAGTGGAAAAGCTGAAGGTGGACTGATGAATCTTGGTGGTAATGAAATGGATTTAAGAGGTGGTGGATTTGTACCTATGGGTGCAAAAGAAAGAGCAGATGACGTACCTGCAAGACTTTCTAAAAACGAATTTGTAATGACTGCTGATGCAGTTAGAGGCGCTGGTGGTGGAAGTGTTCAAAAAGGAGCTGATCTTATGTATGACACAATGAAAACTTTAGAGGCAAGAGGATAATGGCAACTACTACAACACGACAACTTAGAGAACCATTTGTAGAAGCCGCTGGTCTCGGTATAACTAATAAAGGTTTAGGCCTATTAGGTAAAAGTATTCCAACTTCTACATATACAGGTAGAGGTTTTGTAGCTGATCAATCAGCTTTAGAAAAACAAGCAGCTGCAGCAGCAGCTAATCTTGGAACTTTATTAGGTCCACAAGCTTATCAACAATTTGAAAGTCCATACCAACAAGAAGTAATTGATACATCTCTTGCAGCTATGGAAAGAGAACAAGCTAAAGGTCTTGGTGCATTAAGAAACCAAGCAGTTAGAGCTGGAGCTTTTGGTGGTGGTAGAGAAGCTGCCATGATGGGTGAGTATCAAGCGTCAGCAGATATGGCTAGAGCAATGCAAGAATCTCAATTAAGACAACAAGGTTTTGCTCAAGCTAATCAACAAGCACTAGCACAACTACAAGCACAACAAGGTTTAGGTACATACCAAACTCAATTAGGTGGTACACAAAGACAAATTAATCAAGGTCAACTAGCAGCGGATCAAGAAGCAGCTAGAGAAACAGCCTTTGCAGATTACACACAACTAGGTTTAGTTGCTCCGCAACTTGCATCAGTAATTGGTGGATTCCCAGCAGCTACACAAATGCAATCAACACCTCCTCCAAGCACAACACAACAGTTACTTGGATTAGGAATTGGTGGTGTTGGATTATTAGGGGCGGCTAAAGGATTATTGAAATAATATGAGCAGAATTTTAAGACGACCAATGTTTAGAGGTGGCCGTGTCGAAAGACGTGGCGGCGGAATTTCTCAATTAAGACCAGGCTATGATATGGGTGGTGAAGTAGAAGACTACATGGAAATTTTAGAAGCCGTTAGAAAATCTAGACCAGACTTACCCGAGAAAAAAGGAATGAGTACAGCAGACTATTTAAGAATAGCAAGTGCCGGTGCAGATATTATGGCTGCTCCTAGTGAAGGAAGTGGTATTGGCGGAGCTTTAAGATCAGCAGCTCCTGCGTTATCAGATTTAGGTACAGACATGGCAGCGAGTCTTGATGCGAGAACCGCGGCTAGAGCTGACCTATTAGCTAACGAAGAAAATGCTATTACAGATATAGCTGGAGCTATCATGAAGAGTAGAAATTACAGACCGGACCGTGGATTTGCTTTAAGTAAAAAACTTGATGATCTACAAAAGTTTGGTGAAGAAAAACAACAACTTACTGCGATTTTAAATGATCCAGCATTATTAGTTGGATATATTACAGAAAATAATATTGACGGAAAAGATAATACAGAGAAATTAACTAACGCTAAAGTAGCAATAAATAATAGATTAGAAATTATTAACTCTGCCCTAAGAGTGTTAGAACCTAAAGATGAATACTTACTTGCTTTCTTAAAATCAGGCAGAGCAGGTCAGTTCTGGGAAACAGTTATTCAAGCAGAAGTAAAAGCTCAAGGTATACCATCTAGTGATCCTAAATTTGATTGGAACAGAGTAATTAACCGAGCTGCTGGTGGACAAAAAGATGGTGGCCTAACAACTGGTTATGCTAATGGTGGTTTAACTGCAGCGATGAGTGAAGAAGTTATTACTCCTCAAGGTTCGGAAATGGCAGAAGAAGTTGTAGAGGAAACGCCTGCAGTAGGATCTTCTGCTCCTTTAACCTTTGAACAACTAAGACAAAGATTACCTAAAGAAATTCCCGATGATGTTATTAGACTTCTTGCATCCAGTGATGAAGCTCTACTTGAATTTTCTAATATTGCGACTCAACAAGATGTTGATGAATTTAATGTAAAATACGGAGTAGAACTTGTGTTACCGCAGGTTTAACATGATCTTATGGCAGAAAAATTACCCCCTTATGAAGAATGGAAACTGGAAAATCCAGGTTCTTCCAAAGAATTTTACGATCAAGTAAAAAAAAATCAAGAACTAGATTTCTCTCTTAAAAGTATTGTTAGTATTTATACAGATATTTTTAAAAGTGCAAAATCAAATTATCAAACAAATAAAAGAAGAAACGAATTAATAGAAGATAATGAAAGAAAAGAAGACTTTCCTAAATACGACACCAAACTTCCTGAAATTAAACTAACTACTAAAGAAGCTGACAAAATAATTAAGAAAGTAGTATCGGAGGATACCCCTGATCTAAAAGACTTAGTTAAAACAGCAGACATTAAATTAGAAGCACAAGAAAATCCTAAAACAAGTGGATTTACTAATGCTCTTATCTTTGCAACGGGTGGACCTTTATCCGTAAGAGATGATTCTCAACCATTAAGTATGGCTGGTTTTAGTGACAAGAAAAAAACAGAAATTGCGGACCAACTAATGTTAGTTAATGCAAACATAATTAAAATTAATGACACAACATATGTAGATACCACTACTGGAAACAATATATATCAAGATATAGGAAAAAATAGATTAACGGCTCAAGCTATGAATGGTTTGTTAGAAGCTGGATATTCTATGGGACAACTTTTAACTATTCCTCTTGACTTAGCCCTAGATGAAAAATTTGAACTCACACAAAAATTAGATAACCTTTATAATAAAATGTATGAAGGGGGTGGCTTTAGAGATCCCAATACTATGGGTGAACAAGTTACTAAAACATTAGCAGAGTATGGGGTACCTTTTGGGCTTGCCGCTAAATTACTTAGACCTTTAAACTTAGTATTAAAAAGTAAACTTTCTAAATTAAGTAATAAAGCTGTACGTTACAGCACTAAAGCAGCTTTAAGTGTAGGATTTAATGCAGCGAGTTTTGGTGCTGCTGAATTTGTAGTAGGTAACAAAGGAGATACTATTGACGCTCCAGATTTTTGGGGACTAGTCGACAATCCTGAAATAATGTTTGAAGGTGAAGAAGGTAAAAGAGGTAGAGACTTAGCACTAGCTAGATTAAAAAACAAAATTAGATTTGGTTATGAAGGAACTAAAATTGGAGCAACGTGGGGATTAGTTGGAAGAGCTGCTCCTTTAGGTTTAAAATATGGTTTAAAAACTGCCGGTGGATTATTTAACTATGGAGGAAAAGTGGCAAATGCTACGGTGATTAGTCCATTAGGTAAGATCGCTACAGGTCAGGTACCTTTATCAGGTATGAGAGTTCCGTTTACTAAATATACAACACCAACTCTAATGTATAGTAAGAGTATTGTACCGGGAACATCAAGATTAGTAGCACAAGGTTTAAGAAAAGGTGGTAAGCTTGCTATGTTTAAAGCAATAGAGCCTATACTTAGAGGAGTAACTATTAGTAAAAAAGGAATAGGTTTTAAAAACAAAGGAGAGATACCTCCTTTTGATGAATGGAAATTATTTACTACAACAAATGCCAATCCTTTAAAAGCAAGACTAGCTAAGATTGCAAGACCAGTTAACTACCTTACTAAAGAATTTAGAACTCCTAATGCAATTTATAAACTGCAAGAACAAGCAGGGCTTAATATTAAATCAGAAAATAGAGTTGTTAATAAATATCTTCAAGACTTAGAGGCAAGAGCTTACACTTTAGTTAAAGCACAAAATGGATTGTTTAATAAGAAAGCTGTGTCTCCTTTAGAAATAGAAAATCAAATGCAGTTAGTAGTTGCATATTTAAAAAATCAAATAAGTAAAAACAAACTTCCAAAAGAATTACAAGAGTCAGCAGAAGGATTAAAGAAACATTTAAAACCAGCTAAGTCTAAATATTTAGAAATGTTACCTGAAGGTGATTTTCAAAATGCTTTAATTCCTATTATCAATAGTTACATGAGAAAGTCTATGGCTATTACTACCAATCCTATATACAACCCACCTAAAGAAGTGGTAGAGGAAGCAGTCAAAGCTATGCTTAAACTTATTTCTTCAAGGAAAAATAAAGGAATGCAAGAAGAAGCTATTGAGATGTTTAAGAAAAAAGGTGTATCCCGAAAGCAAGCGCTTAATTTATTTGCCGAAGCAACTGTAAGAAATATGATTGTAGATGCTAAAGCTTATGCGGGAGATCCTATTAAGTATTTAAACAAAATATCTAAAGACATTTTAAAAAGTGACAAGCTAATTGTTACTGGAGCCGAACTACCTAAAACAATTAGAAAATTATTAGGTGAAGAAAAAAATGCTCAGTCTGAAATTCTTCAAACCATTACTGAAATGATTACAGGCATTGAAACTAAAAAAATGTATGATGAAATTTTAGAAATAGGATTAAAGAAAGGTTGGTTTAAAAAGAACAAAGGAACATTGGATACAACCCTAGAACCAATTGGTAATCTTCCAGGTATGGGAATGTTAAGAACTAATTTAAGTGACATGTTTGCAAATCCTACAATGATTCAAGCTTTAAGAGGCAGTCAAGGTATTATAGATATGTTATTAAAAAGTAATGCTTATAGAGCATTAATGCAATTTAAAACAGGAGTTCAGTTTGGTAAAACGGGATTAAGTTTTGATACACAAATGAGGAACGTAGTTTCCACTCCTATGTTTGTAATTGGTTATGGATGGATAGGTGGTAAGGGTTCGGTCTCTGACGCTTTTAAATTTATTTATAATGATATTACTGGAGCAGGTAAAAAAATTACTAATCAAGCTTTTGTGGAGAGAGTGGGTAAAGGAATTAAACTTGGATACTTAGATGAAAGTATTGAAGCTCAAGAAATGTTAGCGGTCATTAAAAAACTTAATGAAAATCCTAACATAATTGATAGATGGATGAGTGGTGGTTTAAAAACTAAATTTATAGATAGAGCTACTCAGTTTTATCAAGCAGGAGATAACGTATGGAAAGAATATGCTTACGTATGGAATAGAAATAACCTAAACAATATTTTTAAAGGTAATAAAAAAGAATTAATTAAACAAGAAGAATTAGTAACGGGTCAAAAGTACAATCCTGTTTCTAAAATTACAAACAAAACTAAAACTTATGACGATGCAGTGGATGAGTTTGCTGCATGGTATGCTCGAAACTTAATGCCAACATATAGTTTGGTACCTGAAGCAGTAAGAGTTATAAGAATGACTCCAATTGGAAGTTTTATCTCATGGCCTTCAGAAATTTTAAGATTAACAGGGGTAGCTGCACGAACAGCTTTAAGAGAAGCTTCATCTACTAATGTAGCTATTCAACAAAATGGTTTAAGAAAATTAATGGGGATGACATTAACACTAGGAGCTGCGGGGGTAGTAATGGATAGAGTGTTTGAACAATATACAGGTGTAGATAGTGCTATGATAAAAGCGTTTAGAAGATCATTTGCCTATGAGTATGATAGAAATTCTAGATTCACGGCAGTGCAACCAATGAAAGACAACACATTAACTCTTGTCAATTCTTCTTACGCAGATGTATGGGACTATCTTAAAAAGCCTATGAGAGCTTTCTTAAATCAAATAGGAGAAAAAGATACTAAAGTTATAGATAACAATGTAGCTTTAGGTATTTATGAAGCAGCTAAAGAGTTTGCTGAACCTTTCTTTACACAAAACTTAGCAATTGAACCTATCATTGATGCTTTACCAACAGATTTAATGGGAAGAGGTGGAAACACTACAGAAGGTTATGGAGTTTATTCACCTACTGATGCATGGGGAACAAAAATTTACAAAGGAATAGAACACATTATTCAAACTGCTTTGCCTGGAACTATTCTTCAAGCTAAAAAATATGGAGACATTGCTTATGATATATACAAAGGAAGAGGTGATCCTAATGCAGCGTGGCAAAAATTTATTTCTACTCTTACAGGTCGTAAGATACAAAAATTTGATTTGTTAAAAATTATGAATCAAAAGGCTGGTAACTTTGCTTCAACTATTAAAGGAGATCTAACTTTATCAGAAAGTTTTTATCGTTCTTCGGATTGGGAAACAAGAGGACCTAATCAAATTGAAAAAGAATTTAATCAAATTCAAGAAGAATCTTTTAGACAACAACAAAAGATACTACAGTTTGTAATGGATGCTAGAACCTTAGGTATTCCAGATTATAAAATTGCTGAATCATTAAAAAGATTAAAGAACGATCAACTTGTTTCTAATATAATGTATGGAGCTAAGTTTACTCCTTATACTTATTACAGTTCAGCATTTGAAAAAAGATATGAAACAGCTAGAAGAGAGGCGGAACTTAATAACAGACCTTTACCTGATTATAATTATGTATACCCTATTGGTAAATTAGAAACAGTAATGGCAAATCACATAGGATTAGATTTAAATAAATCTTATGAAGAAAACATGAAATTAAAAGAAGAAAGACTAAAAGGATTATTAGAAAACAAGAATCAAAAGGAAATTGTACCTGACAATAATATTATTGTACCTGAAAAAAATGAGCAGGAATTATTTGATCAAAAAGTAATAGATCTTTTAAACAATTCTAAAGAAGCTTCTTTAAACACACCACCACTAGACCCACAACCAACCGCAACAGCTATAACCGAAACAGCTTCTGCACCAATCAACGAAAAAACTGGATTGACAACAACTGAAACGGCGTTATTATCACCGCTAGAACAATCAATCCGATTAAAACAACGAGCTTAAAATCATGGCAATAGAACCTAAAACAACTAGAGAACACATTTTATCTTTATACGGACACATTTCAGGTGTTAAGAAAAATTTAAAACATGTACATGAAGACGTCGAGAAATTGGGCGGTAAGATAGATAAAGTCTATTGGGTTCTCTTAGCGGCTGCGGGAACAGCTGCACTCTTTGCCATAGAAAGGTTAATAAATTAATGCAGCTATCAAAACACTTTAGTTTAAAAGAGATGACCAAGTCAATGACAGCGCAGCGAAAAGGCATAGATAATACACCAGGATCTGGTGAAATAAAAAGTTTAGGAGATTTATGTTATGAAGTTTTGGAACCGCTTCGCGCGCATTTTGATAAACCCGTTACTATTACCTCTGGCTACCGTTCCGAAGCGTTATGCGAAGCTATTGGTTCGAAGAAAACTTCGCAACATGCGAAGGGGCAAGCCGTCGACCTAGAAATTTTTGGCGTGCCAAATATTAAAACAGCTTACTGGCTACAAAATAACGTAGATTTTGACCAGCTAATCATGGAATACTACGATTCCAATGACCCTGCAGGCGGATGGGTTCACATAAGTTATCACGAATCAGATTCAAATAGAAAACAAGTGCTGACCTTTGACGGAAAAAAATACACCGAAGGACTACCAGAAATGGAATGGAAAGACGGCAAAGTAGTAGGATAGTGTTATGCAAAACAGTTTGTTGGTGCATAAGCATCTTATTATACGTGCCGAAGCTGTAAAACCTCCGACCGACGAAGAACAATTAAAAGAATGGATGACAGAGTTTGTTGAGTCTATAAATATGAAAATATTTATGGGTCCTTACGTTAAGTATTGTAGTATGCCAGGCAATAAAGGTATTACTGCAGTAGCTGTTATAGAAACTTCACACATTGCCATGCATATTTGGGATGAACCACATCCAGCATTAATGCAATTTGATGTTTATAGTTGTGGAGAATTCAATCACACAGACATTTGTAAGAAAATCATGGAAGATTTTGATATTCACAAAATTGAATATAAATATTTGAATCGCGAAACGGGATTACAAGACATATAACCTCATTTCTAATTTTGCGTAAAAATTAGCTTGTCTTAGAAAATCCCATTTTAAATTTGTTTATATTTTTAATAAGATGTTGACGTTGTTGAATAGGATATCCATTATCTCGACACCATTGATCAGCGTATTTTTTAATTAACTTAGATTCTAATCTTGAACCACCCCATTTAGAATTACCTAATTTTTTTAATGACATATACATCCATAAAAATCACCACTACCATCTTTCATCATATGAACATTAAAAGGTGCTTCATAGTATGTGGTTAAATGTAAACGAAGTATATCACACAAATCAAAACAACTAATTTCACTTAGTATTTCTACCCCTTGTAAAATTTTTTTTGTTACCGGAATTAAAGTATACAGACCATCATTTAAAATTATTAAATCCATGATTTTAATTCTTCTCCCATTACTTTACTAGCTATGTCAATTTTATTACGAAGAGCTTTTACAATCTTTTCATCTACAGTTTTTGGTGCTATAAAGTCTACGTATGTTACCGACTTCTTTTGACCTATTCTGTGTGCTCTGTCTTCTGACTGTAGTCTTTTTTCTAAATCATATCCATTAGAAAAATAAACTACTGTACCTGCTTCAGTTAACGTAATTCCGTACCCTGCAGTTTGAGGATTACCTATAAAATATTTAACTTTAGAATTAGGGTCCTGAAATTCTTTAATAGCTTTTGCTCTTTCTTTAGCTGGTGTTGCACCATAATACTGAACTACGCTTTCTTCTCCATATTCTTTACTTACTACTTTAATTAAAGCTTCAATGTCATGAATATAGTTAGCCCAAATAATAACTTTGCCTTCTACTTCATCTAATAAGTCTAAGAGTTCATCAGTCCTACCATTTTTAAGATCAGTTGTAGTACCATCATCATTTTTTAAATGCCCACATGTGATCTGATGCAAACGCATCATTTGTGTTAAAACGTGAGGCGCGGTAGCCATTTTACCCTTCAAAGAAGCGAGGGCCGCGGATTTCATAGTAGCGTAAGCTTCTTTTTGTTCTTTACTTAAATCTACCTCTCTCTTTATATATACTTTATCTGGCAGGTCTAAACATTCTTCTTTTAAAACCCTATAAGAAAAACCTTTTAATATATCAGCTAATTCATCTAATCTTTGATAACTATGTACTAATTGTACCCTACGCCCACCAAAATTATGAGTTTTCATAACTGCATATCTATTTTTAAAAGAATAGTAAGAACCTGATTCTAATAATTCTTCATCTAAAAAAGCACATTGACTAAATAAATCTAAAGGAGATTTAGTTACAGGGGAACCTGTAAGTATTCTTTTATAATAAGCTTCTTTTCCTAACGCTACAATAGCTTTAGTTCTTTTAGCTGTAGGAGTTTTGATTGTAGTAGATTCATCCACAGCCATTAAAGCTTTGTGTGCGCGTAAAAATTTACCTGCAAACAATCTACCTTTGTCTGTACTTAAAGCCTCAACATTCATAATAAGGATGTGAAGGTCATAGCCAGTTTCGAATAATGATTGATACTCTTTATCCTTTGCTTTTGATGTTGAAGCAGTCCAGAGTACCATTTTAGGTTGTATGTGACTAGCTAAATGTATTGGTATTTCTTGATTAAACCAATTGTTATAAACACCTTTTGGTGCTATAATTAGCGCGCCATTTATTTTGCCTTTATCATAAAGCATAGACATATTATCGACTAATACTTTTGATTTACCCGTACCCATTTCCATAAAGTACGCATAATTTTTTTCATCAACAGATTTTTCTAAAGCTTTAATCTGATGTTTATAAGGTTTAGTTTTAAACTTATAATTAGTAAGATATCTTACCATTTCCTCATAATCTTTTATTTTCATTTTTGTTCTTCTTTCTAGTTGACAATTATATAAACACTATTATATAGTCTGTCAAGAGAATAATAGAAAGTATTATGAAAAATAAAATATTTGAATTGTATAAACCTAAGTCTTTGGCAGATTTTTTATCTTTTAAAGAAGAAAACCCTAAAGAAAATTTTGTGTATGTATTACAACATCCACCCGCTAATATAAATATATTAGGTGCATCGGATTTTGGTTATCTAGTAATTTGTTTGCCTAACTTTGGTCCAGATTCTCAAATAATATTTAGTTCTAGTCCTTTTGTTTTTAAAATGAAAAAAAACTTAAGAGATTTTAGAGAACAAGATTACGTATTATTAACAGGAGATCCTGCAGTAATAGGAATTTCTTGTGCAATAGTAAGTGATAACACAAACGGTAAATTTAATCTCTTGAAATGGGATCGACGAGAGGCTAAATACTATCCAATTAATTTCGATCTCTATCAGAAAGGATAACAATGAGTGAAGTAAATAAAATGATGTTAGAAGATTCAAAAGATCTTTTAGATAATGTAGAAGTAAACACAATTGCATCAGAGTGTGTTAAATTAAAACAGAAAGAAGATGAGATTGCGCAGTTAGAAGAGCAATTAAAAAATAAAAAGAATGAAGCAGATTATATTAGTTCAAATGTAATTCCAGAATTACTAGCTGAACAAGGATTATCAGAAATAAAATTAGCTGATGGTTCTAAAGTATCTGTTAAAAAAGAATTCAGAGCAACAGTACCTAAAGATGATGTCAAAAGGGAAGCAGCTCTACAATGGCTTCGTACTAACGGGTTAGGAGATATTATTAAAAACAATGTTTCTGTTACCTTTGGTAAGGGGGAAGATGACAAGGCGAAACAACTGTTGGACCTTGCAGCTGAAAATGGATATGAGCCACAACAGAAATCTGATGTGTCTTGGAATACATTAACAGCTCTATATCGGGAGCGTGTTGAGGCCGGCCTCGACATGCCTGCCGATTGCTTTAGTCTATGGATTAAAGATAAAACTAAAATAAGCCGGAAATAACTAATGGAGAATGTATAATGGCTAATGATATGACAGCTAAAACATCAGGATCCGTAGCCTTATTTGGCGACGACCTGCAACAAGGTTTTGAAAACATGACGCAAGAAGATATGGCGTTACCGTTTGTCAGAATCTTAGGACAACTATCACCTCAGGTAACTGATGGTGATGCGAAGTTTATAGATGGTGCTAAACCAGGCATGATTTATAATACTGTTACCAGCGAATTATTCGATGGTAAGAAAGGTATCAAGGTTATTCCTTGTTATTACAAAAAGGATTATCCAGAATGGTCGGATAGAGGGGATGGCCCAGGTGCTCCTGTGGCTTCTCATTTACCGAACAGTCCGGTAATTCAAACTGGTAAGAGAGATGGATCTAAAATTAGATTACCTAATGGTAACTATTTAGAAGAGACAGCTTCTTATTATGTTTTGGTTCAAACAAAAGCTGGAGGAATGACACCAGCGTTGATTACAATGAAATCGACGCAACTTAACGTCAGTAAAAAATGGAATTCTATGATGAAAACCATACAAATACCTGATGGAAAAGGTGGTTTTGCCATCCCTCCTATGCATGGGGTTGTGTATAACTTAGCATCTGTATTACAAAAGAACGATAAAGGTTCTTGGTATGGATGGTCTGTTACACAAGACAGAATAATGGGACAGGAAGATAAATCTTTGTACTTAAGTGCAAAAGATTTTAATAAGAGTGTCTCAAAAGGAAACGTGCAAACAAAAGCAGATGTGGAAGAGAAAAGTAAAGATAGTACTCCGTACTAAATTTATTTTAAGGGGCCAGCAATGGCCCCTTTACAAAGAAATGAGAATGTAATATATGGACAAGTTCAAACAAATTTTTAGTGGATTAACAATAGCATATGGACAATATCAGCCCGGTGACAGAGGAGAAAATGGTAAACAACAAGGTAAAGCCTTTATTGTTCGAAAAACAGTCACCGACGAACTTTGGACCAATCATCTTGAAGGAAAAGGTCCAGCCCTGGGAATTATCCCTATCACAGATACTAATGATTGTAGGTGGGGCTGTATTGATATTGACGAATATAACTTTAATCACACTGGCCTCATTAAAAGTATTAGGGATCATAAACTCCCCTTAATAGTTTGCCGTAGTAAATCAGGCGGCGCACACGTATTTTTATTTACAAAAGAAAACATTCCAGCATCTTTGATGCAATCAAAATTAAAAGACATGTCCATCATACTTGGTTATGAAGGATCAGAAATATTTCCAAAACAAACAGAGATATTAGTGGAACGTGGGGACACTGGTAACTTTTTAAATTTACCCTACTACAATAAAACGAAAGGACTAAGATATGCGATTCATGATAACGGTGATGCTCTTACACTTGAGCAGTTTTATACTGCGTATGATAAGTATAGTTGCACCAAAGGAGATGTTGAAGGAATTCGAGTTGCAGAGAGAAAGAAAGAAGAATCCTTCCCCTTGGGACCGCCCTGCTTAAATAAATTAGCAGTGATAGGTTTTGGTGAAGGTTCGAGAAACAATGCATTATTTAATGTAGCTGTTTATTATAAACAATCTAGACCAGACACATGGGAAGATGAAATTGTAAAAGCAAATATGAAGTTCATGGACCCACCATTAAGTAACAATGAAGTTCAACAGTTAATAAAATCTGTTAACAGAAAGGGTTATGATAAATATAGATGTAAGGATGCACCTATTAATTCTGTATGTCAATCAGGATTATGCAGAACAAAAAGATTTGGTGTAGGATTCGGCGAAGAAGAAATGCCAGTTCTTGGAAGTTTAACTAAATACACTTCTAATCCTCCTCAATGGTTTTTAGATGTAGATAAAAAAAGAATCGAATTAAAATCAGAGCAACTTTACAATCCAGGTATGTTTGCATTAGCTTGTTTAGATCAAGCAAATAAAATTGTACCCGTACCTAAACCTAAAGATTGGAAACAACATTTTTTAAAACCAATGATGACTAACTTACAAGAAGTAGAGCCATTAGAATCTTTAGATCCTATTAATGAAGTAACAGGACTCTTGCAAGATTGGACAACTAATAGACAATCAGCACGAACATGGGATGATATATTTAATAAATTACCTTTTAATGATGGAGAGTTTACATATTTTAGAATGGAAGATTTTTACAGTTTCTTAAAAAAGAATAACTGGGACATGGATAAAATTAAAACTGGAAATTTAATTAAAAGATTAGAAGATATATTTGTAGAGGAAGTGAGAATGACAATTAAAAAACAGACACCAAGATTGATTAAAATTAAGACAATGAAAAAAATAGAAGCATCTACTTCTAAAGAACCTTATCAACAAGAAAACTTTTAATGAAATATTCTAAAGACGTAGGCGTCAATTGGCATTTAAGATTTAGATTAATGATACAAGAACTAACAGAAGAGTTAGAATTAACACAGATACAGCTAGAGATAGCGGAAAGGAAACTAAAAAAGTATGAAAACAATAATACTAGGACCCCCAGGGACAGGAAAGACAACAACGTTGTTAAACTTAGTAGATCAATTTCTAAAAGATGGGATAAGGCCTAGACAAATAGGTTACTTTTCTTTTACAAAGAAAGCTGCAACAGAAGCAGCCACACGTGCTGCTGAAAAATTTAATTTAGATATAGAAAACGATCTTCCATTTTTTAGAACTTTACACTCTTACGCATTTAATCAATTAGGGATGACTAAAGAAAAAATGATGAAGCAAGAAGACTATAAAGAATTTGGACAGAAATGTGGCATACCAATTAAGACTGCAAAGTATTCTACAGAAGATGGTACATTTAATTCAGACAATGAGTACTTAACCATTATTAATACAGCTAGAGTTAAACGTATGGACTTGTTAGAGTATTATGATTCAAGACAAAATATTTTAGATATAGAAAGAGGAACATTATTTTTATTAGCAGAAGAATTGAAACGATTTAAAAAAGAAAAAGGACTAAGAGATTTTACAGATTTATTAGAAGACTTTTTAAATAAAGAAACTTTAAACAAGTTTGAAGTTTTATTTATAGATGAAGCTCAAGACTTATCATTACTACAATGGGATATGGTAAGAAAAATATGGAGTCGCGCAGGCAAAACTTATATTGCAGGTGATGATGACCAAGCTATTTTTAAATGGGCTGGTGCAGATGTAGATCATTTTATAGCTTTAAAAGAAGAAGTGGATGACATTCAAACCTTAGATCAATCTTATAGAATTCCTGGTGGACCTATACATGAGCTATCACAAAAAATTATAGGTAAGGTACAAAATAGATTTGACAAAGATTATAAACCTCGAGAAGAGATAGGAATCCTAAAAAGATATTCTGATATTACTCAGGTAGATATGAGTAAAGGTGAATGGTTAGTTTTATCTTCAGCCAACTATTTTTTAGAAGACGCAAAAGATTTGTGTGAGATTCAAGGATGGTACTTTCAATATAAAGGTATAAATTCGGTACCTTTAAAATTATTATTAGCTTTAAATAATTGGGAAGCGTGGCGTAAAGATGCACAATTAAATCATTTAGAAATTAAAAATATATATGAGTATTTGGGATCCAATGTTTTACCTGGGTTTCAAAAAGGTAAAACTTTACATTCAGATACAAAATATTTGATGAGAGATTGTAGAGCGGATCATGGTTTAATTACTGATAATGTTTGGTATCAAGCATTTGAAGGACTAGATCCAATGACAGAAACTTACATTCGAAATATGAGGGCGAATGGTGAGCAAATTAATAAAAATCCTCGTATAAAAATGTCAACAATACACGGAGCGAAAGGAGGAGAAGCTGATCAAGTATTACTTATGCAGGACTTAACAGGTGCCGCGATTGAAACTTTTAGTCATGATCCAGATGAATTACATAGATTATTTTATACTGGTGCGACGAGAGCGAAGCGTGAATTGCATGTGTTAGATCCTAAGAATTTTGATCGAGCTTATATAATATGACAAATAAAGATATGTTTAAAGGAACAACTTATAAATCCTTAGAAGAACAGGTAGGTGGGAAACACTACCGTAATATGGCCATTCAGCCTGCTGAGTTTATAAATGAAAATAAACTCTTGTTTGCTGAGGGAAATGCTATAAAGTACATTTGTCGTCATGCGATAAAAGGAAAAGAGGAAGATGTGAAGAAGGCAATTC